TGGATGGAAGGGTGCATTTTTTTCTCCCGAGAGTTTACCGTTATCTTTTCATACTAGCCGAATTATATCAAGAATAACAGGTAAACAGTTCGGTAGTCAGACGCTTAGAATAAATGAATATAAACAGGCAAAAGAATACGTAGAAGATAACTTTTTCTTTGTTAATCCTGAGGATTGGGATGTCGACACGATATTAGAAAAGTTTAAATTTTTGGTAAGACGCAAAGGAGTGAAAATGGTAGTAATTGACCCGTGGAATGCGCTAACAATGGAAAAAGGGGCTAATACAGCCGACACAGTAAATGATGCATTGAAAAAGATGCAAAAGTTTGCTCAACAAAATGATGTTCTTTTCTTTTTGATGGCGCATCCAACAAAGATGCAAAAGGATGTAACTACAGGAAAATATCTTCCACCAACAATGTACGATATTTCAGGTGGAGCAAACTTTTACAATAAGGCTGATTTTGGGTTAACGGTACATAGAAATTTAGATAGCGGAACGGTTTCTGTTATTGTCAATAAAGTAAAGTTTAGGCATCTCGGAGAAAAAGGAGAGTGTTTATTTAGATTTAACATTAACAATGCTAGATATACACCTATTGAGACACCTGAATCAGTCGTACAATGGGATAATACTAATTGGCTGGTAAATAAAGAGGCTACGCGTCAAAGTCATGCTGAAATTGATGCCTTCAAAATGGAAATTAGTAACGAAGAATGCCCTTTCTAATAAAAATATGAAGATGGAAGTGTTAAAATTAATATTATTAGGATATGGATATAGATTTGTCTTATACCCTTGTGTGAAAATATCAAATATTAAGGATTATAAGGCAGAAATGCGTGTGCTATTTGGATGTAAAAATGTATTATTATGGTATATGGAAATTGAAACTTAAAAAATATCATTAATGAGCAATATACAAATTGTCGTAGGAGCAAACAGAGAATTAATAGATTCGGAGGCTGTTAATCCTGTAAACATAACATATGTTTTAAAGGATATAAAAGATTATTCTAGTCGAAAGACTTCATTTTCTAAAACAATATCTATTGTTCAGACACCTCAAACGGATAGAATATTTAAATCTGCATTTAACATTAATTCGGTCGACTTTGATTCAAAGAAGAAAATATTTGCTGAGGTACTGGATGGCGGGGTGTCTATTTTGAGGGGATATTTGCAACTAACAGCTGTTTTACACAATACGTATAATGTAATAGTGGCTGCGGATAATATCAATATCATACAGGACTTAGGGGACGATTTAATATCAGGAAATACGGACACTTCGGCGGATGTTAAATTTACTGATTCTTCGGATTTATATTCTCATGTCTTAAACTATTCTACTCTACGCACGTTGATGGCATCCGATTATACGCCGACAGGAAGGGGTATTATTTATCCTGTTATTGATTATGACGATACGATGAAAGATGTTAGCGGACTGAGCGGGACGAACTACAGAATACTGCCTGCAATATTTGCAAAGCAATTATTTGATAAGACCGTTTCTGATTCGGGCTATTCCTATACGGCTTCTGATATGATTATTGATATTTTGAAAAGATTAGTTATTCCATATAATAAAGATTATAAAAATTTATGTGTGGACTACTCCCCACAAAGAATAAGATTTGGAAATATTTCAACTACGGAATCTTACCCAACTGTAAATGATTCGGGGAATATTCCTAAGGGAGCATTGTACGATATGCATACTGATGTGAGAGATAAGAATGAGTTATACGAATATACGGTTGATTCAAATAACGCACCAATATTATTGCCTACTTATGACTGTGCATTCAAACCTATAGTTACTCTTAAAATGAAAAATAGGTATACGGAATCTACAACGGTAAATGCCACTGTAAGTTTATGTTATATCAATCCCGAGGGGACTTTAAGCTCTACAGAGCTAGGAACGGTTGCATTATCCAATAACTATCTAACATTTAGTACAAATCAAACGAGTGATACGGTAGCAAACTCTTTCTCATGGGAAAGTATAGATACAAAATTTGGAGGGGTTGCATGGATTCATGTAGAAACCGATAACTCAGATGAAAACCGTAAATATGCAGTTACCGTAGATTCCCTTAGCTCTTTTGTAGATTATTATATCGTGAATTACCTGTATTCAGGTATGAAGACTATTACGTATAATGATTGTCTGCCTGCAAGCTACAAAAAAGCTGATTTCATTAAGGATATACTCATTATGTTTGACGCGTTTGTCGATATAGACCCAATAGATAATAAGAAACTTATAATAAAAACATATAATGATTATTATAATACGGGTAAGGTAGTGGATTGGTCGAATAAAATAGATGTTAGTACTATATCTTTTCAAGAACTATCAGCAACAATGAATAATACCTATAAAGTGGGATATTCAGATGGTGACGATATTTATAATACTAGCTATTCGGACGCAAACGAGCTTGGACTTGCAACTACTAAGGTTTATAATAAAGATGATTTCTCAGATGGTGACGATGAATCATCTTTGAGCATTCCTGCAACACCTGTAAGGTATTTGACTAACGAAATAGACATAGCATGCCCCGTAAAAGAATCAGGTACGTTTGATAGTGATCAAAGCCCTCGAATATTGTTCTATAATCACAATCTAAGCGTTGGTTATCAAATTACAATTGGCGGGCGTGTGAAATATCCCGTTGAGGCTATTATTTATCTGCCTACATGCACTATGAAAAAAATATGTGGGGCGGACGGTATTTCGGATGTGTCAAATATAAACCTTGCATTCGATTCTAGAAAGTCATTTATTGATAGAACAACCGAATGTAATAGAAATTTGTATAATTTATTCTATCAAAATGACTTAGAATCGGCTATGTATGGCAGAGAAAAGCTACTCACGGCAAAATTCAATATCACTTCTGATGATGTATCACAATTACAACTAAACGATAAAATATACATAGCTAGTAAAGTGATGGGTGATGCATATTATAGAATAAATAAGATAACAAGTTTTCAGGGGGATGGGACACAAACACAATGCGAGCTAATTAAGCTTGATTTGGCATATAAGCCTACATATTCTAATCCAATCCCTCATGAAGTCGCTACGCTATAGCGTTTTTATGATATAAAATGTATTATTAATATGAACAAATAAATTTAATATGGCGACAAGAATACAACTCAGGGGTGATACGCTCGCAAATTGGACTGCTTCGAATCCTGTTTTAGCGGATAGAGAAATGGTATTGGAAACTGACACTAAAAGATACAAAATAGGGGATGGAATAACGGCTTATCTAAGTTTAGATTACTCTAGTCTTCCTACAGACGTGTATACAGAGAGTGAAGTAGATAATAAAATGAATACACTTTCATCTTCAGGCTATCTTTACCTAGGAATCGCAACAACTTCTACAGTTCCTTTGACTTATGGAGTCAATGATAGGAAGTATTATTTATTCAATGCCGTTGTTGGTAGTAATGTACTTACAAATTTCAGTATTTCATTTACTGAAACAGAAAATTCTATTTATTCTATTAAGTGGAATGGGACGGAATGGATTACTGATAAATTAGATGGTGCATCAAAAACTTATGTAGAAAATTTAATTAATAATGATTTATCGAATTTAGGTCTTTCTCTTACCTCAAACAGAAAATATCTAGCTGTCTTTATTGACACCTCAAATAAGGTACTTTTTGGAGTAGATAGGGATGGAAAATTTGTATGCGATAATGATGCAATGCGTATATTATTTGAAAAACTTAGCATAGAGGTGGAAAATAAAGTATCTCTTTTCGGTGACGAATCTATCGGTGGGATAAAAACATTTGAAAGTTCACCGATCGCCCCTACTCCAACAACTAATAATCAAGTTGCAAATAAGGCTTATGCAGATTCAGCAGTTTTAAACGTAACAGGTATTAATTTTATTACAAACAGAAAATACTTAGCAGCCTTTGTCGATTTAGCAGGTAGAGTTTTGCTTGGAATTGATAAAAATGGAAATACGGTTTTTACAAATGATTACATTACTTCCTTGAAAGAAAACATAGACTTAAATGTATTAGGTCAATTAAAATTTACCTCAAACAGAAAATATCTAGCTGTCTTTATTGACACCTCAAATAAGGTACTTTTTGGAGTAGATAGGGATGGAAAATTTGTATGCGATATACAAAAAATATCTGATATTTTATCGTCCATTTCAGATCATGAAACTAGATTAGATAATATTGAGAATAATTTATCATTAACAAAAGAAGTGGTATGTATTGGCGATAGTCTTACCTATGCGGGAACGTATGAAGATGAATTACAGTCCTTGCTAGGAAGTGATTTTAACGTTATTAATGTTGGAGTTGGGGGGGAATCTGCATCGACCATTTGTGCAAGAGTCGGAGCTACGGGGATGTATATTCAAGACGCATTTACATTACCCGCAGACGCAGATACTTATGTTAATGTCGCTAGTCGGACAGGTAAATTATTATTGTCGGGTTACAATAATGAAGAATGTTTACCTCTACTTTTTTCAGATGGCGGGATTAATCCTGTGATGATTGATGGGATAGAGTGCACATTATCTGCTTACTCTCCATCGGGTCAATCTCCCCTATATTATGCTACTGATACAGTTTATAGGTTGAAAAGACTTGTTGCGGGAAGTGAAAGGAATTTTCCTGCAAAAACCTTTCTTTATACATACGCTTCAAGAACATACAGGAATCAGCATTCATATATTTTGTTTATGGGACAGAATTTAGGGTACACATCCCCCGAAGATTTATCTTATAAATATGACAGAATAATCGCCTTTATGAACGCAAAAAATGTAATTATTGTAGGTTTACATACTTTAAAAGCAGCAGATAGATTAGAATTAGAAACTTATTTTGAAAATAAATACGGTCTGCAATATCTAAATCTTAGAAAATACATGGCAAATCACGGACTAGGAGATGCTGGATTAACAGCTAATACTAATAACGAAACTGGATATGGGGCAGGAACGTATGAATCTGATAGATTAACTTTAACTTCTGGGATTGTTGTGAGTGGTACACAGAAAATAACTTTAGGAGGCACAGAATTTGACATTGTGGTAACTACAAGTTATTCTACTCCCGCATTATTGTGCACTTATTTATCTACTCAAACGTTTACAGGATGGTCTCCAATTTATACAAGTGGAAATACATATATTGATTTTGTTTCAATAAATACGGGGGTTAAATCAGCACCGATATTTAATGCTAATTCAACAGGAGCTGTAGGAACATTTACTGTTAATACAGCAGGGCAATATAATGACACACAATGTATGTCACTCGGAATGACACCATTGCAACTATTAAAAGATACTGTACATTTTACTGTAGCAGGATATACCTTATTAGGTAAAAAACTTTATGAATTGTTTAACGAATTAAATTATAAATAATATGAATAGTAATACTTTTCAAGTAGCTCTCAAAGAATCAGTACCAAACAATTCTTTAGAGTATCTCAATGAAATAAGGATTAGGGTTCTAGCAACTTCTGATTCTATGCGAACGGGTGTAATATATCTAGGCGGTATATATACTGGCGGCGGAATAAATATTCTCACAAAAAATGGATATGCAGAAGTATACACAGCGTCTTCTGCAAGTGATTTGGTAACCTCAGGTAAAACTAAATTAACGTCAATTACTACTGATGGGTATTATATATTTCATCTTACACAAATAGGAGAAGATGATATTATCTTCAGATGCATTAGTTCAACGCAGACTTTATCAAGAGTAAATGCAAATGCATGCGGTGGGACTTTGCAAATGTATATGTATGACTTAAAGTTCGTAAATGGCTTTTCTCCAATATTTTATTCATTCAATCTTGCAACCGCAATAGGTACAATGTATCAATTATCTTCTTCTGATAGTTTCAATGCGGATGTATTTATAAATGTTTATAATATGCAATCGTTATTTCTTTTATCGGGAAATATAACAGGAAATTCTTACTTTTTAGCACAAGTTTCCCCTAGTTTGTTGTCAATTATGTGTACGCCAATAGCAGATTTTTCCATAGATTTGAGTGCGTTTATCCCTGATACTGTAAACGGAGCTAAGTTTCCAAAATACATTTATTTGATTAAAAACTCTAACTATGATCAAAGCGCTGTACAGGTTTTAGCTAGCGGAAATTATGCAAATATGTATTTAGCTAAAAGTCATATATCTGGAATACAATTATTGATCTATGTAACCACTTCAACGGCTGTAAACGATAAAATATTATTAGCCTTAGCTGCAAATCCTTATCTTTCAACAGAAAAACCTATTAGCTCCGTGATTGTGCTAACAGGTGGTCGCACATCAGCAAGTGATACCGCTATAGCATCGATATTAGCATCAGGAATAACAGTAACAATGAACTCATAAAATATAATATTATGATAATATTAACTAAAAAATTTCAGATAGTATATAAAGGTACTGAAATGATAAGACCTTTAGAGGAGATAAATGGAGAAACCTATGTTGGAGAGGGTTTTTCGAGTGAAGAATTTGACATACAAGAAGATGCTGAAAAGTTCATAAGTGATAATCAACTTACTTATACTGACCAGCTAGAATTATAACAATCTAACAAAAGGGAACTATCCGCACAACAATACATGAAAGTTCGGATAGTTATATAGGTTGTTAATAAATATTAAATATAGCGTATATGTTTGGAAGTACCATTTATATACGCTATATTTGTAATCAGAAATAAGAAACAATTTAAAAATAAAAGATCATGAAAACATTAAACAATTACAAACAGGCTTACAAAAGAGCAAAAACATTGGTTACGAAAGAATGCGTAATGAACAACGCTTCATTAAATTTATCTCATGGAGATTTTCAGACATTTGTAGTTTGGCAGAATGCATTACAATACGAGTTCTAATGGAAAATGTAAGAATTAGTGGAAATTATTGGACTGATGCCTGCAATAATAAGTGGGCATCTAATCAATTTACTTACGAAATGGCTTTGGTTTTAAGCGCATCATTAAGAGAATGCGTAGATTGTGTAGATTGTAGAGATTGTAAACATTGCATTCGTTGTTTCAGCTGCAGGGAATGCGAGAATTGTACAAAATCAAGTAATCTATTGTTCGGTAAAGGTATATATGTAGGATGTTAAACTAAAAATAAAAAAAATGAAATCAAAAAGAATGTTTATTGTAACCGTATTATCGGTCGTGTTTGCAATTTTATTAATTGTAGCATCAATATGAGTAGATTAATAAGGTTAACTTCATCAGAAGCTGAACGATGGTGTAAGCTAATTGGAAAACCGTTATCTCATTATACCTCATTAAAAGATGGTAGATATAGACTTAGGGTAGATGCGGAATTTGCTACGGTTATTTTAGAAGAAAGAAGCGGAAGTAGAATATCACCTGAAATAACAGAGAATGTAGATAAAGAGCGTTTGGCTGAGTTGGAACAAATGTTTTCAATGAAGAATACGAATGTTCAAATATATGATATATTACCAAAGCCTCACGAACATCATGAAAGTACGGCAATATGCCTTCTGTCTGACGTGCATATAGAGGAAACGGTAAGTAAAGAAGCTGTTTTAGGTCTTAATGAATACAATACAGAGATCGCTAAAATTAGAATTGACAATTTCTTTCGTAGTTCTGCAAAGCTTATTACGCATGCTCAGAGATCATACAATATGCCTTCTGTCGTATTAGGGGTATTGGGTGATATGATTAGCGGGTATATCCATGAAGAACTAATGCAAACAAATGGATTGACACCTCTCGAAGCGGTCGGATTAGTAAAGTCCTGTTTGTTATCAGGATTGAAATATTGGAATGATAATTTAAAGGTTGACAAAATAACCGTGGTAATGGTAGTTGGAAATCATGCCCGGACGACACAGAAGTCACAATTTGGTAATGCATCTAAAATGAATTATGAATATTTCCTCTATAAAGATATTCAAGAAATTTGCGCTTTGCTCGGGTATAAAAAAATAAATTTCATTATTCCCGAAGCTGAAATAGCTGTGGTTAATATCTACGGAAAGAGAATACTATTTACACATGGTACTCATATCCGTGGAGGAAATGGAGTAGGAGGTATTGCCGTTCCATTATCACGATGGTTTAATCGTATTGCTCGTTCTCTAAACATAGATTACGCAATGCTAGGGCATTTCCATCAATCTATTTTTAACAAGCAATTTATGGTTAATGGTTCTGTGATTGGATATAACAGTTTTGCAATGGGTTGTGGTTGTGAATGTGAGGTCGCTCAACAAACAATGGCAATATTAGATGAAAAAAGAGGATTCACTGCCTATCAATCAATCTATTTAGATTAATATTATAGATGTTCTATCGACTATACGGGAAATATTTTACATTTAACTTTTATTATACAAATAAATAGTATAATATAGAAGCAAATCGCTATATTTGTCTTCATAAATGAAACCAATTAAAAAAAAAGAAAGATGAAAACAACAATTGAAATTAAGTCAGTATTAGGAAGTTTATTATTCTCTTATGAATGTGAGAATAATACAATAGCAAAAACAGTAAAAAATGCGATCGAATGTTATGCCAACCTGCGTTATGCCAACCTGCGTGATGCCAACTTGCGTTATGCCAACCTGCGTGGTGCCAACTTGAGCGGTGCCGACCTGCGTGATGCCAACTTGCGTTATGCCGACCTGAGTGATGCCGACCTGAGTGATGCCAACCTGAGTGATGCCAACCTGAGTTATGCCGACCTGAGTGATGCCAACCTGAGTTATGCCAACCTGCGTGGTGCCAACTTGAGCGGTGCCGACCTGCGTGAAGGAACGGTGTTCTTGTTATCTCAATGCCCCAGTGAAGGTAGCTTTATAGGATGGAAAAAATGTGGAATATATATAGTTAAACTTTTAATAACAGGTAAAAGAAGTTCGGCTACTACATTAAAATGTAGATGTTCGGAGGTTAAAACGCTAGAAATCCAAGAAAAGGATGGAACTATATGCGATATTAATTCGGTTGCATCCGATAGAGATTCAGATTTTGTTTACAAAGTAGGAGAAATTTCTAAAGTAGATGATTTCGATGAGAATAAATGGAATGAATGTTCTACGGGCATACACTTCTTTATTTCTCGTGAAATGGCTGTTAAATATTAATTCTATGAATGATAAACTTTATTATACTGAATACTTTAGTAACTTAAGTAATAAGTTTATAGTAAAAGTATATCAGATTTCGGACAATGTACCATATACATTAAGGCATGGAAGGACTAATAATGTAGATGCATGGTTAAGAATGTGGTTTCCTGATCAAAAGCTAATTCGATTATGATATGGAAGATAAAAGTTTTATTGCGCTAGTTCTACGAATGCGCAAGTTTCAGGTGAAATATCAAGAAACAAATACAAAGACTTCTTTCAAAATGAAAATTAGGCTAGAAATGAAGGTAGATAGGGAATTATTTAAAAGAAGGCAATTTAATTTGTACGAAGATGGAAATAAAAAATAAATACAATATAGGTGATGAGGTTAAATATAATAATGAAAGATGTGTTATAAGTAGAATCATCATTGATGTGTACGTAGATCGCAAAGTCGTACGGTATATTTCTTTCGATAGAGGTTTTGCAAGTATAATGTTAGAAGATAAAATAGAAAAATTATGAGTAAATATGAAGGTGTACCCGACAGGGTTAAAAGAATGTTGTATGAATCATACAAACACAGTATGGCTCAATACGACAAAAAGCCCCTTAAATTTAAGGATTGGCTTAAAAAGGTAGAGAGTATTAACTTGACAGAAATGTTTAATAATTAAGCGTATGGATTTTTATATAAAAAATTTGCTAGTAATTATAGCATGTTTAGTAATATGTGTGGTATGCTATTCTCAAAAATACCGAGCTGGAACTATTTTCTTCGGTATGATAGCAGTAATACATACATTATATACGATATTATAATAATATTGATTATGAAGAATGCCATATTATTATTCATCTCTATAGCGATTGCTATGGTTCTGTATATCATATATGCTCTTATATGTCTTATAGATGGAATCATAGAAGTATTCAACTCTATACTTCATGCTATTAAAAACGCAGCGGATATGCAGAGATATAGCAGTCTAGTTTCAGATGTTGGATATGCTATTAATGCAATAAGGAGGGGAACATTTAACAAATAAATTATCATGAAGAAAAAATATTCATTAGCTCATAGATGTTCGATCGCGTCCGCGTTTATTTGGTGTAACACAAATGAAGGATGTGATTTTTGGTGTAATGTAAATGAAAAATATGAAGAATATTACGAAAAACATACAAGAAAATGAAAGAACCAGAAAAACAAGTAGGAGGTAACCACTATAAAAAATACCCTTATCAGCCGTTACAATTTGCGGCGGATATTAATCTTAATGTCTTTCAACATAATATTATCAAATATTGTGTCAGGTACAAGGACAAGAACGGAAAGGAAGATTTGCTTAAGGCAATCCATTACTCGAAACTTGCGATAGAAATGAAGCCTCTTTGTTTTATAGACAAACCAAATTCGGGGAGTGTAGATGCTTTTATTCATAGAAACAAGTTTCCTAAATTGGTAGCTGATATAATTGTGCTAGTAGTGACAGAGCAATATGATATGTGCGGTATGTTCATTGAAGACTTAATAGAACGCGAATATGGGAAAGCAATGTAAGGAGAGAGGGGTTGGTGAGGTATTTACCGACTATCATTTAATGACAACATTAAAAGTTATAAATGAGTATAAAACAAATTGTTGTAATAAATGCATCTTTGATCATAGCGGTTTATGTATGAAAAAAAAATGTTCTCCTGATGAAAGATCGGATGGAAATTTTGTATACTTCAAATCTATTTATCAATTATGAGGAAAGTAGGCGAGCGGTTTATGTCTCCTAATGGGACGCCCGTAATATGTAAAAAATTGCCTAATACGATTATGGGTTGCGGAAAATGCCAATTTATTGGTACTGATGAATGTGTGGATTGCATGGAATGTTGCGAAGATGATAGGGAAGATAAGAAAAATGTAAACTTTAGAAAAATAAGTTATGGTAGAAAACGAAGTAAGGCAAAAAGCAATATCCGAACTAGATAGGTTATTCACTATAGACTATAAAGAGCTTCGAAAGAAAAGTAAAGATAGTCTTTTAGATCAGTTCAGATATGAAGGTTATGAGGATGAACTTTTAACCGAGGTGTATTTACAGATTAGGCAGGCTATAGATTCTCATCCAAATAAGTATCTGTTAATCATAAACAAAGACGGAATCAAGTACATTAAAGGATGTATAAGTAAAAACGGATGGGTGGAAACTTTCGGTTTTATTAGAAATATTATCAGGGATAAACGCCTTGTTTCTATATCTGACAACATGGATGATGAGGAAACTCAAAACGATAGTAATTCGGTTAGATTAGATGAATTGATTAGTGAAGACGATACAGAGAAATACGAGTTTATTGTTGACAAAATGTCAATAGTATCGCATAAATTCCCTGATTCGTACAATATGTTTGTTGACTTTTATATAAATGGATATAAGGCTGATAGCCTGTCTAAGAAGTATAAAATGTCACAAGAAAGAATAAGGCGGTCGTTAAGAAAGATGATTAATTCAATTAAAGAATAAAACAATGAAAAAATCTGTATATCAAATGCCTGATAGTATTATGGCATGTCATGAATCAGAATTAAATGGAATAACCTCTTTTAGGTTTATGTTATGTAATGGTAAAGGATATGTAAGACTGTATATCTATAATGACGATAGGAAACATGCATATATAGAAGGGTTAAGTGTGGAAATTGGGGAGAGATGTAAATCAATAGGGACTACTTTAATGAATGCATGTGAAGGAACGGCATTTAATATGGGTGTAGAAAAAGTACTACTTAGATGTGAAGGTTCTAGTCCTTATTGGTTATATGATTGGTATAAACGTAGAGGATATAAACGCCTTCCTGTAACGATGTTATCTCCTACAGAATGTGATGGGGAAAATGATTGGATGGAAATCAATATGTCAGAACATGAGTGATGTAAAAGTAGGAGAAACAATATTTTTGGGGAATGATAAATACGCTACATGCGTAGTAGATAATGGAATTGGCTGCTATAATTGTGCATACTTAGATACTACATGTAAGAGTAATTGTCATTCATGTAGTAGGAAAGATCATAAAGATGTTTATTTTCCTTATGCTTCGGATGAGGATATAGAAAAGTATAAACAGGAAAATAAGTAATTTCCAATAGAAAATGTATTATTAAGGTAGGTAACGAAAATGTTATCTACCTTTTTTATGTTAAATTAAAAATTAGAATATGATTGAAACAGATAACAAGCGATTTAAGATCGGTCGTCCTAGGCACTTTGAATGTGCGCAGGATATGGAAGATTCATTTAATGAGTATATCAATTCATTGGGTGATAAAGATGTATTGACTATTACAGGTGTTGTATTGGGTATGGGTTTATCTGACAAAAAAAGCTTATATGACTACGAAAAACGTCCTGAATTTTTACACTCGGTAAAGATGATCAGGACGATTGTAGAGAATGAATATGAAAAAAGATTAGCAAATCCTTCGTGTACAGGTTCGATATTTGCTCTTAAGAATTTTGGCTGGAAAGATACGACAGAAACAGTAGTATCAACTAAAGATTATGAAGTCGAATTATAATGAAAGAAATTGATGAGTAACATTAACGGAGAAACAGAAGGATAATATCACATGAAGATTAAAGTTAAATTATTCGATAAACTATACCCTGAACAAAAGTCTATTGTTGATGATGTGTTTAGTGGTAAATATAGTTTTGTTACAACTAAGTCGGGCAGACAGGCTGGAAAGTCTTTCACGCTTGATAGAGTTGCAATAGGACTATGTTTGCGGAAATCTAACAAAGAGTTGTTGTGGATAACACCAACGCACGGACAGTCA